TTCTTAGCACACGAAGTTTCAGACATAGTACCTGAAGCAATATCAGGTGAAAAAGATGCTGTTGATGAAGATGGTAATCCTGATTATCAAGGTATAGACCAATCAAAACTCGTACCTTTACTTGTAAAAACTATACAGGAACTAGAAGCAAGAATAGAAACATTAGAATCAAATTAATATATAATAAAATTTTTAACTAGGAGAGTAATATGAGTGAAGAAAACGTGAAAGCAGAAGATAGAACAGTCATCACCTTAGATGAGAGAGAATATAAAGAGTCAGAATTAAATGATGACCAGAAGGCTCTTGCATCTGAGTTAAATGTGATTGCTAGAGATATGATGCAGCTAGAAGCCCAATGGAATAAGCTGAATCGTGATAAGAACTATCGTATTGCTGATTTCAAAGACAGCGTAGATGCTGAGGAAGAAAAAGATGATTGAGATATTAGTCATAGCTAACGTTATTGTTACAGGTGTCCTGTGTTGGATGCACATAGAAGATATTGAGGATATCTGGAAAAAATAATGGCTACAAGACCCACAGTCTCAAGTGTACACAATCAGCTTCATGCACATGAGGTGCAATGTCATGAGAGGTGGGTTACAAACTTCAAACATCTTGAGTCATTACAAAAAGAAGTAACCTTTATCAAAAATTGGATGATGGGTGGCTTAGGCACAATATCATTAACAATGGTTGGTTACATACTGAGTCAGATATGAAATTTGGTAAGATCAAAAACGTAATAGGTGCAATAGCACCAACACTTGCAACAGGACTAGGCAGCCCAATAGCAGGTGCAGCAGCAAGCATGATTGCTGAAGCTCTAGGGTGTTCACCTAATCCAAAAAGCATAGAGCAGGCAATGGCAAGTGCTACCCCAGAACAAATCGTAGAACTCAAAAAAATAGATAAAGACTTTGAGATCAAGATGAAGGAACTTGATGTTGATTTATATTCTATACAAACAAAAGACATACAAGATGCCAGAGAAAAGTTTGCTAACGACTGGACACCTAAATTTATAGCAGGACTAACCATGTTAGGTTTTGTAGGTTATATCTTTTATATAACTGTGTTTCCAGTTTCAGATGCAGCAGATGACATAGTTATGTTAGCTATAGGTTCTCTGACAGCAGCAAGTGCAACTGTGCTTGCCTACTATTTTGGTTCATCAGATAAGGATAAATAATGTTTATGAAAATGCGAGAAGAAGAAGGTCTGGACTTTGATCTTCTGAAGAAACGTCTAGTGGATTTTGAGGGCTTAGTCTTAAAGCCTTATCACTGCTCACAAAATTATTTAAGTATAGGTGTAGGCAGAAACTTAGATAGCAATGGAATATCAGAAGAAGAAGCTATGTATCTTCTGGACAATGACATTCACAAAGTAATAGAACAATTGGATAAGCAATGGGAAGTGTGGCGAACATTCCCAGATGCAGCAAAGTATGTATGTATAGATGTGGCATTTAATATGGGCATCAATACTTGGATGAGCTTTAGAAAAACTAGAGCTTATATGGAACTGGGCGAGTGGGAAAAAGCAGCAAGCGAAATACTTGATTCAAAATATGCAGTACAGGTTGGTAGAAGAGCAATCTTCAATTCAGAACAACTTGCATCATGCCAAAAAAGACAAAAGAACAGCTAAACAATGCAATAAGAATTGGCAGCTATGGGGAGCTGCTAGTACAATCCTTCTTGGCAGAACATTGCCAATTTGTCTATCCAACATGCTATGGGCATCCTGCTGATCTAATAGTAGAGATGGGCAATAATTCATTGTTCAAAGTACAAGTCAAATCACGAAATAGAGGAAGAGAAGGGAAGTATGCATTTCCATTGGAAAACCACAGGAATCAAGCAGAGTCACATAGGACTTATCATTGTGACATTTTGTGTTTTGTATTCTTGCCTACCAAAAGATTCATTTTTAAGCCAAACACTACCCAACAGAAGTATTATATTTTTACAGACAAACACCTTAGTGAGGGGGTTGAACTCACATCATTCCAAGAAACACTTGAAGCTCTTGCAAGCGTACCTACCCTAAATTCTCTTTTCCCAGAATAATCAGTATATAAATATATTTGCATATTTATATATTTATGATTTAGAATACTCTTATGTTTACTAATAATTTATTTAAGGAGAGTATTATGGATAGACATATTTTAGCTAAGTTAATCGCAGACGATTTGATTGCAAATCCACCTTGCGAAGATTCACCTGTATTTTTTGATAGTCCAGACACTATGTATATTAGAAGTCTTGACTTTTGTGCAGAGGATAATGAATGGGTGTTTAGCAACTTTAGATGCTGTAACTTTGTTGATGGTTATGATGATTATGTTATACCTTCAAGATTACACGTTTATATTTCTAAACTAGATGATAAAGATATTTTGCATCTTAAAAAAGTCAGAAATATTATCTATAGAGAGGTGGCGTAATGGATATTAAGCAATTTAAAGATATTTATGGAGATGAATATCTTGGACAAATAGATAGACAAAATGCAAAAGGTCTAATTGATCTAGCATTGATATTTACTAGAAACAATATGCCAATGTTTTTTGAAAGCAACTTAATGAAGCAGACTACATATTCAGAAGTTGATATGGATAGATTGGTAGATAATTTTGTAAATACAGGAACTGCAAGTTTAGAAAAACTTGACCACAATGGAGAGTTGCCATGTTTCAAGTAATTCAATATGTACCAGATGCAGCAGGCAACATCAGCAAAGACAGCTATGTTGTCTGCTTTAAAACTGATGACGAAGAAAAGGCGAAGGCGAAGCTCAAGCGTAATCTTGAAGCAGGCTTTAGATCACAAATTAAGGTAGTGAGGTAATTATGTTAAATGGTCTAATGTTTAAATCTAGTATTGGTCATGTGGAGTGGGATTGGTCAGATAAAGGTGACCCATCCCCAAAATACAAGGCTTATAATTATGAGTGGTACATTCCTAACAAATCAGATTTCTTTATTGTTAGTGATCTATCGCAAGCAGAAAAGCAACTTGTAAAAGACGAGCTGTGGCAATCGCTACAGCTTGAGATTGAGTGGACTAAAGCAAGACGTAAACAGCATCTTGCAAACAAGAAGGCAGGTAAGTAATTATGATTAATTATGAACCACATCCCAATGAACAGGTTGTAGATACTATTGTGGCTCTGCTTAATAAAGGACATACACAAGCAGAGGTGTTTGAATACATCCTGTTTCATTGTTCTCTTAGCTTAGTCACAAATAAGCAAAAGCAAGCAATGTGTAATCTTATTGCACAAATTGATACTAGAAATCTTTTTAGTAGAGGAGTTAGTTATGGGTAATATTCCAGACGTAATGATATTAGTGCTAGTAGGAGCTTTCCTACTAGCTGTTAGTTTTTATTTGGATAAGTAATGGGCGAAGGAAAACTTACAAAAGATGGAGATGTTTTGACACCTTCAATAACTGCTAATGCTATGGGCAAAGGAATATACAAAAGCAAGCAGAAGCAGTTAGACGAAAACATAAAAGCACACAATGGTATTAATATTAGATATGATCAAAACTTAGCTATGGAAATGGGTGACTGGTATGAAGAATATCTAATTAGATTTGCATGTGAACGGATTGATCTAACCAACATAATTACAGAATTTGGCAAGAAGTTTGAGCATCCATTCTATCCAGTAGAGTGTTCATTGGATGGCATGGCAGATGCTAAAGAGCTAACAATAGTTCATGATGAGTCTAAGGGCATCTATTGTCCAGATGGTAAAGAAATAACCATCAACAACACAGGCATCATTGAATGTAAGCACACTAATGCTTACCCAGACTACAAGCAGGAAACACTTGACTGGAGAGGTTGGATACAACTTAAAACACAAGTTGAATGTGTTAACACTTCATGGGGTCTTTTGATTATTTTTTATCATGCAGTTAATGAATTGCATTATCACTTCTATGAACGTGATATGAGTTTCAGTGATGAGCTAAGAGATTTAGCTGAAGATTGGCAGCAACGTGTACGCACTGCAAATTACTTTGACCCAGAAACATCTGATGATGCATGGATTAAATACAACGAAGCCATACCAGAAGAAGTGGCAGAGCTAGACCCAAAAGCTATAGACATACTTGCCCAGATAGAGAACCTAGACGAGAACATCAAGCTCATGGGCAAACAAAAAGATCAGTTGCAAGCACAGATAATGGACATGATGGGTAATGCTGAACAAGCAGTTGTAGGTGATTATCATGTGAACTGGGGAATGATTAATTACAAGGCTCAACCAGAGAAGGTTGTTCCTGCTAAAGAAGCATACAGTGTTAGGCGTAAGTCTATCAGGATTAAACAGGTAGGGTAGGAAGCATAAGGGAGTATGAACTGGAGAGTTTTTGCAACCTACCCTTTTTTAATTATAATTAACTTGGAGAGTTAAATCATGGAAGAAGAAAAAACATTCAAAGATTTCAATGACCCCTTGACAGAACGTGCAGGAAAGGAAGCTGTCTGGGTGGATAAAGAAGTGCATCAGTTACTTTGGGAATACAAGGTCAAGCATGGTAAGAAAAGCATAGGTGAGGTAGCAGGCTACTTTATTAAGCTAGGTATCATTGATGCGATCAGGTCTGGTGATGAGTAAGAAGAAGTTGTCATTTAGAGATTGGTGTAAGCAAATTATCTATCGCAATACAGATAAGTATGGTGAAACGATTGTTACGATAGCTTACAAAGATGGCACTAGAGAGAAGCATTATCATGATGGTTCTTTTACCAGAGAAGCTAGTAAGTACACATTAGAAGAGCTTAAAGATATGTTTGAAACAGAAACAGGGAACTCATGGTAAACGCTAGAAACAAAGGAGCTGCATTTGAGAGGGCTATTGTTAAGAAGATTAATGACTATCTGGAAACTACAGGCTCAGATGATCGTGTCAGAAGAAACCTAGATCAATACCAGAAGAAGGGTCTTGCTGATATCTACTGGGGAAAACTAGCGATTGAGTGCAAGGCATACAAAGGTAATGGCAACCACTTTATGCAAGAGAGATGGTGGAAGCAGGCATGTGAAGCAGCAGGTGATCTATTCATACCTGTGCTGATCTATAAGTACAATGGCACAAAACCAAAAGTGGTAATGCCTGCTCATGTAATGATTAAGGACTTACCTAAAAAGAATGAAGCAGTTATGATTGGCTACTTATCTGATATCTGCAAGAAAATTGATGTAATATTAAACAATGTACATCATGTATGACGAAGGGTTTGAAAATTTTTGCCAGAAGCGTTACCAAAATTACGTTCTGGTATGTGAGATGATGGGTATCACAGAGTTTGGTACTTATCATGAATTTAAGGTTTCTAACATTGAATGGTTAGAAGATTTATATAACAGCAGCGAAGAGAGAAAGCTGCATTAAAAAAGGAGTATGTTATGAGTGAAGATTTTTTCACAGAAGAAGCGAGTTCAAGTGATAATGCACAGGACTTATTTTTAAAACACTTAGCTAAAGAGAAGGCATGGTATATTGGAGAAGATGTTGTTGATCTTAGCTACATCATCTTAGACCCAGAAACAATTAAAACAGGCATAGGCAGATATGCAGGCGGTTATGAGTTTGAGTGGGCAGAACATAAAGGTGGCAAAAGAGTTAAGCCAGATGAAACATGGAAGGATGCCTTCAGTGTCTGGGTGTTTGTGCATGGGCATGATAAGCCAGTCTTATGGGAACGCATGTCATGGGGTGAAGTAAAAGCCTTCAGAGATATGTGTCCTAGTTTTTGGCATGGTGCTAATAAAGAAGCACCTGCATTACCTGTATTCAAATATACAGGCTCTAAAACTATTAAGTTTGAATCAGGATTCAGCTCTGCAATACCAGAGTTTGAGTTTCAAGGTTATAAGCCAAGACCAGAAGGTTTTGTAATTCCAGAATGGGCAAGCATGGATGTGCCTGTTGCAGCAGAATTAGAGCAAGAAGCAAAAGCAGAATTAAAACAAGACGATATCCCATTCTAAATGACTAACGAGGAATGGGCATCTATTGCTAGAGCAGTAGGTCTTGAACTTTTAGGCGAACCAAAACAGGAAACCTCTACTGAAATAAGATGGGGAAACAAAGGAAGTGTTTGCTTAAATAAAGAGACAGGACAGTTCTATGACTTTGAAGCTGATAAAGGTTTTGGAGTGCATGGACTTCTGGTTGAACATAATCAAGACGTATCTGCTGTGCTTGAAAGGTTTGGTTTCAGTGGTGGGGTAGCTTCTCTTAAAAAAGTAGTAAACATACGTTCCCCTAAAACTACCCCACTGCTGTCTAGAGATGAGATGGCGAAGCTCTGGAAGGAAGCAGAGATCAAAATCAAATACTCAGACAACTTTATCGTTTTACGCTTTCCAGAGGGTCACAACAGAAGCTATCAGAAATATGCTCCTTACTGTAAACAAGATGATGGCTTCTGGGTCTGCAAAAGACCTTCTGGAGAGCTACCCCTATACCTAACACCAAAACGTTCAGATACAGAGCCAGTGTTGCTTGTAGAGGGTGAAAAAGCAGCAGTGGCAAGTGAGAAGATTTATCAGCATCAAGTAGCTTGCCATCATGGGGGTTGTAAGGGGTGGCAAAAGACTGATTGGTCACCTCTGTATGGCAGGGAAGTTCTGATATTCCCAGATAATGACGAAGCAGGTTTTGGGTTTGCAGATGACATTTCAAGGCACTTACAGAAGCATGGCTCATTGGTCAGCGTATGTAAACCACCAGAAGGCTTGCAAGACAAAGAAGATATGCACGAAGCAGTGGAACGTGGGTTGTTTGCAGATCATGCAGACCTTGTGAATTACATTAAGAACAATCCTATGCATAGACCTGCAGGCACACTTTACTTTGAACGTGCAGATCAGGTGTTAGGTCAGATTACAGAGCCAGAGTGGTTAATTAAAGACATCTTTGAACGTGAAAGTTTAGTTGCAATATTTGGTAAGCCAAAAGAAGGTAAGTCATTTGTTGCACTAGATATGGCAGTTGCGATTGCGAGAGGAGCAGAATACTTTGGTCATGAAGCTACAAAAGCACCTGTGGTCATGCTTGTAGGTGAGGGCAAACGTGGAACTATCAGAAGATTAAGTGCATTAGAACAAGTGGGCAGAAGTCTTATAGATGCACCACTGTATTTATCTAACAGAGGTACAAGGATTCTTGATGAAGATGAGTACCAAAAGCTAGTAGATGAGCTTGATATTATCTGTGCAAGAGAAGGTGAGATTGGTTGCATCATTGTTGATACTTTAAACAGAAACTTTGGAGCAGGGTCAGAGAACAGCACAGAGGACATGACAATGTTTATCAGTAGGTTAGATAACCTAATTCATAAATATAAAGCCTGTGTAGTCATAGTGCATCACACAGGACATAACGCTTCTGGAAGGCAAAGAGGTAGTTCAGTTCTGGGTGCATCAATGGACTATGAATTTCAGGTAGCTAGAGAAGATATAGGTGGTGATATGTACGTCACCTTGAGTCAAACATTAAACAAGGATGGTCAGGGCATGGCTAATCTGGACTTTAAGTTTAATGAGGTTAATCTACTAGGCTACAACATGACATCTGGATATCTGGACATTGTGACTGATAAACCAAAAGGCAATATTAAGATGAGGTCAACGCATGCAGAAGTTGATAGAGCATTAAGACAATTAGCATTAGAAAAGCAGTCAGCAGAGGGTGGTAATCCAGAGGACTACTGGTTTAGTGTTGGTGATCTATTTGGTGTATGCAAAACAAAAGCAGGCAACGCTATGAAGCGACCTAACATAGATCAATACACAGGCGAGATGAAGGAATTAGACATTATTAATCATGATGCAGATAATAATTTGTTTCAGGCTAATGAGTACAGAAATAAGGTTGAGTTTAGTGGTCTATATAAGTGATTTTATGAGTGTATGTAAAAGTGTATGTAAGTGTATGTTTTTATATGTAAAATCACTAAATTTGTGTATGTATGTATATGTATTTCTTAGAAATACATACAACATACATGCAAATGATTACATACAAAATTTACATACATGAGTAGAGCAAAAGAAAAGAAATTTAGTCCTGTTGTGACAAAGAAATTGCAGGAGCTAAATCAACACATAAAAGAAGTCAGAACTGAATGGGGTGATATGACTAGAATCAATGACCTTATCTCTACTGAAACATCACTTAAATTTAAAAAGGCAACTAAGTTGTATAAGTTGGCTTTAGCAAAAAGAGATGATCAGGAAATGACCCAGATGATAGAAATGATGTATAGAGCTTATGATGCATTGGTCAATGAGTTAGAAGAATTTGGATATAAACCAGTTGAGCCACATATGAGATGTTTTGATTGGAATGGTGAAATTTGGTATGTGACAGATATGGATTACCAGATGCCTAGAGCTAAACTAATTGCGAAACATAAAGATGCTAACTTTATTAGCATAGAAGAATTACTAAGGTCAGTACCTAAAGAACTAATGGATATGAGAATTCTCATAGCTAAACAGTTTGAGGGTAGTAAATTTGAAAAGGTAGAATTAACAGATGGGAAAGGGAAGTAGAACAAGACCAACAAACAAATCTAAGTTTGATGAAAACTTTGATCGCATCTTTGGTAAAAGGAGAAAAAATAAAAATGCCAATAAAACTAAAACCAAGTCAAACAGTTAGAGATAAAAAAACAGGTAAGCTGCTTACAGAGCATTACTACATTAAGAACATTAATGATCTAGAACTGATAAAGATTGTTAATAACGAAAGTACTAAACCTAAAGTAAGGCAGAAGGTTATAAACGAAATAGCAAGGAGAAAAAAACTATGAAGGATATGGTTAATCATCCAGAACATTATAGCAGTCAAGGAGTTGAGTGCATTGATTACATTGAGCAACAGTTAGGCTCTAACTTTCCATCTTACTTAGAAGGCACTATCATTAAGTACATACACAGGCACAAATACAAAGATGCAAACATACAGGATTTAGAAAAAGCACAATGGTATTTGAATAAGTTAATAAATTACTACAAGGATTTATGAAAAAAGATATTAGCAAAGAATGGTTAAGAACACAGATAGAAAAAGGTAAGTCATCATTAGATGTGGCTAACACTTTAGACATAAGTAAGTCTAGCGTGTTGAAGATAGCTCAAGAACTAGGCATAAAGTTTAAAGGTAAGAGCCATTGGAGAAAGTCATGAAGATATCTGTCAAAGATAACATCAAAGAAGTTAAGAGGTGGTCAACTGATTTACAGAAGAAGCAAGTACCTTTTGCAACTGCAATGGCAATCAATAAAACACTAGGCATAGGTAAAGCAAATAGAATGAAGGGTCTTGATAGAGCTATGGGTGTCCAGATGAATAGAAAATTAGATAGACCTATGCCAAGAACCACTAAGGCTTTTTACAGAATTGCTGCAACAAAAAGAAAGTTGTCAGGCACATTGGGTTTTGTGGATTGGGCAAGTAAGTTTATGCAACGTCTTGTACAGGGTGGTGAACGTAGTGAGAACAACATAGGTGTGCCATACACAAAGGAAGCAAGACTAAATAAGTTTGGTAATATCGCAGGCAGAAGGACTGGGCTTGTAAAGAAACAGAATCAGTTTATAGGTAATATCAAAGGCATTGATGGTGTCTGGGAAAGGCATAAAGACAGGACAGTTAAGCTGCTTGTTGGCTTCAAAGATAGTGTGACTTACAAGGCTATGTTTCCTTTCTACAAAATAGCAGAGAAATACACTGCAGCTAACTTTGATAAGAACTTTGCAGAAACATTTACTAAGGCATTGAAGAGTGCAAAACGATAGGTTCTTTCTAGCCAAGCCATGTGAGGTATTCGCAAC